TCTTAGCTTTATATACAGCATTTAAAGATGCACTAATCCAAAAGAATGGAATACTAAAAGTATATTGGGATGATGCACAAAAAATTGAAAGAGAAGAATACTCAAGATTAACTGATGATGAGTTTAATGATTTAGTCTCTATGGATGAGATTAAAGTTAAAAATCATACAGAGTACGAAGAAAAAATTACTGACGAAGCTGGTAAAGAAATAGATAAAATTAAATTACATGATGTAGTTATTCATAGAACTAAAATTCATGGTAAAGTAAAAATAGAACCAGTACCACCTGAAGAATTTTTAATTGAAAGAAGATGTAAGTCCATTGATACTGCAAACTTTGTTTGTCATAGAGTGAACAAAACAAGAACAGAATTAGTTGAAATGGGATATGATCCAGATGTAGTATCATCACTACCAACTGGTGATGGAGACTTTTATACTGAAGATAAAATAACTAGACACCAAAGTGTAGATTTTTCACATGGAGAAACTGATGGTGATAAAAGTACACAAGATGTTTTAATACATGAGTGTTATGTAAGAATGGATGTAGATGGTGATGGAAAATCAGAACTATTAAAAATCACAGTAGCAGGTGATGGTAAAAAATTATTAGACATGGAAGAAATAGATACAATGCCTTTTATATCTATGACTCCAGTTATTATGCCACACAGATTCTATGGAAGAAGTGTAGCTGAATTAGTAGAAGATATACAATTAATTAAGTCTACTGTAATGCGACAAATGTTAGATAATATGTATTTAACAAATAATAATAGAGTTGCAGTACAAGATGGACAGGTTGCAATGGATGACTTATTAACTAATCGTCCTGGAGGAATTGTTAGAACTAAACAACCTCCTCAAAATGTAATGATGCCTATACAGGCACAACCGATTACTGAACAAGCAAGTGGTATGTTAGCCTACCTAGATTCTGTAAAAGAAACTAGAACAGGCGTTACAAGAACATCACAAGGGCTAGATGCAAACACACTAAATAATAGTACAGCAACTGGCCAGAACCAAATTCTGACACAATCACAAATGAGAATGGAGTTAATCGCCAGAATCTTTGCTGAGACTGGTGTAAAAGATCTAGCCTTAAAAATGTTTGAACTTACTTGCAAGTATCAAAACAAAGAAAAAATAGTAAGAATCAGAGGTAAATATATACCTATGAGAC